TTTGGATGTCGCCTACTGGCCAAAGCAAGATCTCGATCTCGGTACCGGCCGCCGCGCTAGTTACGTTCTCCAACGCAACACCAATCGCGGTTTCAACATCGGCAGACGTGGTCGCCGTAACGTTCGTCGAACTGCCGGAATCGAAGCAGACCGCCTGGTACTTAACGAACGTATCGCCGGTTTTGCAAACGTATTTGTGCGTGAGAGCCGGCGCCCTGCGCCGCTCGTTGGAGCCAAGTGCAGCCATGTCTGTTCACTCCTCGGAAGCGAGGTGAGGGTTTTCGATGAGCGCCCGTTGAAGCGCCTCGTTCCGAGGAACGCCGCGAGCACACAGCTCCGCGACCTTCTCCAGATAGGTTTTGGAATTGCGCTCGCCGACGTGGGAGTCAGCCGCGCGGGCACGGTGCCCCTCGGGCGGCAGCACGCGCGCCGCGCCGATCACCTTGCGGTCCGGGAGACCGGCGACGATGCTCTTGAACGAATCCGGCGACGCCTTGCGAAGCGCCTTGAATGCGTCCACCTGCGTTTCGTCCAGCTTGTTGGGGACGAGCGCGCGCACCTCGGCATCGATGAGCGTCTCGGTGGCCGCGGCGAAACTTGCGCGAGTCTCCGTGAGCTCGGCGGTAAGCCGCTGCACCTCTGCGTCACGCGACGCGACGGTGCTGGTCAGCGCGCGGACCTCCGCTTCGTGAGCGGATTTCAGCGCCGCGATCGTGGTGTCGTGAACCTCACGGGTCACGGTCTCCGGCGCAGGCGCCGAGTCTTCTTTTGCCATGTTTTCCTCAGCGGAACGCGCGAGCGCGTCCGGATTGCTCGGCTGGCTGGTGACGCTCAGCTCGAAAAGGGTGTTGTCGGAGAACACGGCGAACTCCTCGCCGCCTCGTTTCTCCCAGTTCACTTCACCGGGACGGAACCCCACGGACACGCCGCGGAGAACGCCCTGGCGAACGAGGTTCCAAACCCGGTCCGCGGTCGGATCCTGCTCAGCGAATCGCACGCGGGCGACGAGGCCAACGCCTTCGTCGACACGTACCTCCGCGGTCCCGATCGGGTGCTCGGGGTCGTGGTTGTAGAGAACGACGGGGTTCGAACTGAACCGCCCGAGGTCCCACGACTGCCGCACGATCGTGCGGTGCGCATCGACGGTCTCGGTGGACGCAACGAACTCCGCGGTGCGCGAAGTTTCGTCGAGCGAACGCGGGGCCGCCGTCGCAAGCCGTCGCTGCGACACGTTCGGAACAGACATGGTTTTCAGATGGGAACGGCGAGCGGCCAGTAACCGAGGACACAACGGCAACGCGGGTGCGCTGGCGGATCCGGCAGGCCGTCGAAATAGGAGCCGAGGAGCCGAAGCTTTCCGTCGAGCGCTCGACACGTCGGGCAGGTGCGTCGGTCGAGCGTTGCGTCCCACTGCATCACGACGGCCGGGAGCCAATCGCGACGCTCGGGGAGGTCGGTCTGGAGGAGGTACGTCGTTCCGTCGCCGGCAGCGGCGAGCGTTCGGCCGATGGCGTCGCGGCCTGCGTTGTAGGCTCGGAACCCTTCGGTCTCGACGATGCGCGCGCCCTGGTGGGCCTCGGCGAGGATGGCCGCGGCGGGGTGCTCTGCGGCGCCCACGATGGCCGCCACGCGCTCGACCATGCCCATACAGAGGGCCGACAGGCCGTTGATGTCCTCGCGCCTTACGTCGGCCTCTGCAGCCGACGACGCGGCGTCTTTGGAGATGACCCTGAGCTCGGCGAGTGCATGTCTACGAGAGAGGACCGTGGCCTCTCGGATGAGGGCCCGCGTCGAACGAAACGTCTCGTTTCCGAGGTCGATCGCTGTCTGCGTCGACCATCCATTCCGCTCGACCTGGGAGGCGATGACCGTCCAGGCCGATTCGACGCCAGCTACCTCTCGGTTCGCCGCCGCGTCGATCGCGGTGAGGTGAGCCCGTCGAAGCGTCGCCACAGCGGCTTGCATTCGTCCGATGTCCACGCATCACGCTTTCGACGAGTCCTGAGCGTCCGGAGAATCTGGTGTGTCCTGAGCGTCTGGCTGGTCGGCCGGCGTCGCCGTCGTGGCGCTCGCGCGGAGCACGTCTTCGCCGGGCTGCGGTCGAGGGATGCCCGCCTTGTCACGGACGTAGCCAACCGGAACATCCATACGGTCCGCGAGGATGTCGATCGACTCCGCGAAACTCTTGATGTCGGCTTCGTCTTCGGTGTCGTAGACCCAATGGGGCGGGGTGGCCTTCGCGCCGAACTTGAACCTCACAGCGGGGGCGAGGAGGGCCCAACGGAGGCGCGAGCCGAGCGCGATGCCGTCCGCCTGGAGGATGTCTTTGCGCACCTTGTCCCGCGCGTCGCCTTTTCCTCCGAGGCCGCCCGTGGTCTCGGAGATCGTCATCTGCTGACCGATGACCGCGAGGCTTTTCCAAGCGGTGCACTTGTCGATCAGCGCCGCGGCCGGGGAGCCGCTGCCGCTCGACCCGCCTGTAGCGTTCGGCCACTCGACGCGCATCTTCGCGCCCGCGGGAAAAATCCCGTAGGTGCTGGCGGTCATCGAGTCGAGCGCCGCTTTGATCTCCGTGTCGTCGGTGCCCTGGTAGGTCTCGTCGTACTCGACGATCCGCCATGGTTTTCCGAACAGCTCAGCGAAGAGCAGCCAATCGCGCCACGCCCAATTCTCGAAGCACGAGAACCACGCGAGACAGCGGCCGAGCCCTTCGCGGGCAAGCTGATCGCCGTTGACGCGCGGGGTGTGGACGACGAAACGAAGCGGGTACTGCCCGAGCACGTCGACCGGCGGATTGAACTCGCCACCGTCGGAGAAGACGATCCGCTGCTGGTCCGAGACCTCCCAGCGTCGACCGTGCACCGTGTGCAGCGCGACGGGCACCACGCCGATATCGCGGCGGTCGTACTCGATCTCAGCGATCGAGAATGCTTTGACGTTGGCGTCGAGGAGGTGCGCCTCCGCGGCTTCGAGGCCGTCAATTCCTTCGACGAACTCGCGACAGAACGCGCCGATTTCCTTTGCTTGCGTGTCGGGCTCGTCTTGCCCGGGCGCGACGTAATCCTGGATCGACCTGCCGCACGCGAGGAGCGCGAGCTCCCTGGTTTGGAGGAGCGAGTGAAGCGATGGATCCTTCTGTCGAAGCTCGTTCAGCAGGTCGTGAAGCGCGGCCGTCTTCCCTGTGTCGGCCTGCGTGAGGATGCTCGCGATGCGACGCGGGTTGAGCGCGCTGCCGATGCGCGCAACGTACATGTCCCGCGCGGGACTCGGCCCGAGGACGCGGTCCCCGGTGATGTACCGCGGGGGCGCCACGGTGGATCAGTACTCGCAGAAAATCGTGTGAGCGGCAGAGCCGGACGCAACGAGACCGGTGATTCGGATGTCGAGCTTCGCGCCCGACGTCGCGATGGCCGCAGGGATGGTGATGTTCCCGCCGTTGGCGACGACGACGAGCGCGCCGCCGACGCCGATCGTGATTCGACGCGTTGCCGCCTGAAGCGTCGCGTCGGCGCCCACGGCGCCGCTCCACTTCGTCTCAAACAGGCCCGACCCGGCCGGAGGTAGCGGATTGCCAGCCATCAGAAATTGTGGAGCGTGACGATGAGCGTCGACACGTCAGCGTTGTTGATCGTGCCCGCGAGGACACACGCCGTAATGCTGACTGTCGCCGTGCCTACCTTGCCCGCGGTGATCGAGAGCGGGTGATACCCGCCATCGGTCGCGGCGCACGTGTTGGCCGTTTTGCGCACGATCGTGTAGTTGGATTTCGTCGCGGAGTAGATCGGGAGCGAAGTAATCGCGATGGTGCCAGCGACGAGCGTGGCCGCGACGGTGACCGACTTCGGGTAGAAGAGCGGGTCGTTCGTGCCGACTACGGCGGCGCCGGTGCACATCGCCTTCCAGCTCGTACCGGCGAAAATCGTCCCCTCGGACACCTCCACCACGGAGCCGTTGACGATGGATGCCGCTGCGGCGAAGTCGGTTGCGCGAGTGAGCGGGGCGGTTCCCGCGGCCACGGTGCCCACGACGTAGATGCCATTCTGCGCGGCCGTGCTCTGCCCTGCGAGGAGTACGCGGTCGCCCGCGGCGTAGGTCACGCCATCCTGCGGAGTGCCGCCCGAGACGCCGACGAAGGCGCTCGTCGACATGTTCGTGGTGCAGACGCCGCGAACGCACCGCGGGCCCGCGCCGGTTTGCTGCCCGGTGGTCGTGGTCTCCAGCGCGGTCGCTCGTGCCTGGAGCGCGTTGACGTCGACCTTGGCCGCGTCGAACATGTCCCGGATGTCCTGCGTGAGCGGCACGCCGGTCTTGGACTCCAGGTTGCCGGGAATCGAAATCGTAGTGGCCATGAGCCCTCAAATGCGAAACAGCGCAGGAATCGGCCGCCGGAGGAGAACAGCGGGATGAGCGCTGCACCGGGGGAGGTGACAGCGGCCGATTGCTACGCTGGTTAGTTCGCGTCGAATCGCACGAGACGCGAGATCGGGTAACGCTGCTCGTACGTGACGAAGACGTATTTTTCGTCGTCTTCGCCGAGCGCGTGGACGGTAGCTGTCACGCTACCGTTGCGCGCCGTGAGCCAATGCGGGTGGCACCACGTCTGCGGTACGCATTCCGGAAGACCACGACGGCCTCGACGCGGAAGCAGGATGCGGTACGCGCCTTCCTGCGATGCGGCGACCGCTTCGTCGAACTCGCACACCCTATCTAACTGGTGCGTTTCGCGTCCGTGGCGGCCGTATTGTCCTCGTTGGCCGCGCTGTCCGCGTTGGCCGCAACGACGTCAAAACCCGTTCATTCCCGCCGACCTGCTCTCGGCGTATTCCTCCCAGAGGTCGGGCATACGCATCGCGAGAATCGCCGGCTTCACGCGCCACTCGCCGGCAATCTTCCTGGCAGGGATCGCGCCGCTCTCGCACCACCGACGGACGGAACGCTCGGAGACACCGGCGCCCGCCGCAATCTGCTCAACCGTAAGCGTCTTGGGAATCGACCGATCCACCACTGCCTTTCGTCTCCTCGCCAACCCGGGCCGGGAGCCATCACCTCCGCTGCCCACCTACCCGCGCTGTCCTTTCGATCTGCCTCTCGTCGTCGGACACTCTATCATACGCGCGCGCGAACGCGACCTTGGCCACCTGGAGGAGCGTATCCGCCTCGGACTCAAGCCGCTGGAACGCCTGCAGGTCGTCCCCTCGGAGGTGCGGGAGGCCGCAGATGTGGTTGACCCAACGAATCGCAGGCGAGCCAACGTTCGGGTCACGTTCTCGCTCGTCGATGTCCTTTGGGTCCTTCCGTTTCTTCGGACGCCGCGGCTTCTGTAGTCGCGCCCACGCCTTGCCCTTCGTTGTCGCCACGACGGTCATAGACGCCACCGCGAGCCATCGCCGGTTCGGGTACGCGTCCCGGTCTGTCACGGCCGCCCCGGCGTCGCCGAACGCGAGGGAGAGCGCATCCCGCTCCATCGGCTCCACCATGGCCAGCGCACGGTCGATCTTCCCGAACCTGGCCATCGCCTCCTCATCGAGCACGACGCTACCGAGGAAGCCCTTCGTCGAGCTGTGCCCCTTGCCCCGGAGGCCGCTCTCGCTCGGCGCGTTCGACATGTGCGTGACCCGCGTGGCGCCGATGCCGTAGCGCCAGAGGAGCTCAGCGGCGTGGTGGGCGGTGAATCGGGTCGGAGGGTCTTGTTCAGAACGGCCCAATGCGTACCTCCCCGATCTTGTCCATGTACCCGCGTAGCCATCTCTTGGAGACCCCAAGGAGCACGTTGGGCGACATGTGGATTCGCCTGTACGAGACCCCAAGATGGATCGCTGCTGCAATCAGAGCCCCGTTTGGCACATAGCCGCATTCCCTCTCGACGTAGTGCTTCAGAGTGTAGCTGTTCACTGCCGGGGTAGTCGTGACCTGCGCGGCGTGGAGCCAATCCACGCATCTTGTGTAAGCCGTCGCGTAATCCCTGCTCAGGGCCAAGCGGCTCTGCCCGTGCCATGCCGCTCTTTCTTCGTCGGTATCGCCGCAGTATCGCCAGCAACTACCAAACCCGTTCGCGTTGAGGTCTTGGAACGAGACCATCACCGCAGTCAGTGATTCGTGGGCGTCCGGCAGCGAACGGACCCGCCCCGCTACGTCGCACTCTGGTCTCCCAACCATAACGACGCGTCCCCCTGCGCCTCTCGAAGCGCCTTGACCACGTCGTCCACCGGGAGCGACGCGGCTTTCATCGTCTCCAGCAATTCGATAACCAGTGCCGCATTCTTCGCCGTGCCCACCCTGGTCGCCAGCGTGGAGCACCTGAACGCTGCGCGCATCTTATCGTTTTCGGCCATGGTCGTACTCTCCTCTTGTTGCGCCTTCTGCGGTCTCATCCCAGACGCGGCCCACTCTTCGCGCCGCCCCTGACATTGGGCTTCGGTGCGGCGGCGAGATGTGGGAACCACAGTAGCAATTCCTCGTAGTGCGCAAGGCATCGGCGTGTCGATGCCGCTCTCCCACTTGCGCACTGTTGTCTCGGCCACGTCAACAGCGTCAGCCAGTTCGGCGACGGTCATCTTCTCCGCTTCGCGGCAGGCGCGGAGCGCGACGTGGAACGCCATTACCGCAACAGCAAACGGCGGCCCGTCGCTCTTCGACGGCTTCGGCTGCAATGGTGGAGGCAAGATTGCCTCGAAAGGCTGGTGAACTAGTGCCGCAGGGTTGTTGTTCGCCTGGCGCGCGTAGTGTGCCGCCGTCTCGGTCTTGAGTTGCGCGTCGTGCGGACGCAGCTTGTGGAACCTCTTGTACAGCCGGTTCAGTTCGTTTCCTTTGGGGAAGTCGCCGCTCGCTTCCCATGCGAGATATCGGTCGGTCCCTACGCCGCAAAAGGCTGCAGTGTCGCGCGCGTTGCACAGGCCGCGGGCTTCCCGGAGAAGCTGCCCCCATTTCTTGCCCCTGGCGGCCTGCCGCCTCTGCTCCTCGTCCCACCACTGCGCGGTTACGGTCATCCAAAACCTCCCATGTCTCTCCGATCGCCCGCCGGTTGCGTGAGCCGCAGCCCCGGCCCTGCCTGCGAAATCCAATTGAACGCGTCTGCGAACGCGTCCACATCATCGTCGTGCGTGCCCTCGGGGAAGGCCTCGAGCACGTCGAGGAACGGCGAGGTCCACGGGCCGCGGACGATGCGGACCATGCGCCGCTCGCAGTAGGACGACACGGGCCCGGCCCTCGTGATCTTGTCCCCCGTGGGGCGTTCGAACACGGTTCGGTAGCCCATCAGGAGCTTGGTCAACGCGGCGACCTGCGCGACGCCGGCTTGCCCAGGGTCTTGCGGGAGGCGGATCACGACGACCTTTCCGTCCTCTTCGGCCGTGCGCATGATCGTGTCCTCGACATGCTGCGGGGTGCCTCTCGTGCGGAGCACGTGGTCGACCACGATCGACCGATCGCGGTACATCACGAGGCGCACGCCGATGGTCCAGTCGCCGTCAACGGTGGACGCGAGATCCCACGCGCGTACGCGTTTGAGGATGTTGGTCGACGGGGCCTCGTCGAGGAAGTCGAACCAGACCCTCTTGAAGTACAGGCCCTTCGCCGGCTTGATGAGCCAATTGCCGTGGAGGAGCTGCTCCCTACGCACCGGGTCGCGATCCATGAGCCGCGCCTTGTACCCGGGATCGTGCTTCAGCAGCGTCGGGTTGTCGTCGATGTATGCCGGGATGAACTGGCGCGACATCGCCCCCGGCGTGCCCTTCGGCACGATGCTCGGCCCGTTGTCCGTCGGGAGTACCCATGCGATCTTCCCCGGCGGCAGCGGCGGCAGCTTCGTCCCGTTCGCGTCGCGCCTCACCTGAGTGCCAGGCCACTCGCACGACGGGTCGAGCCACGGCGCAAAGCGCGCCATCACCCACTCGTGACCGCTCGATCCTGGGTTGCTCGTCGCTCGCGTGTACCGCGGAAGACCAGGCACCGCGGCGCGAAGGCGCGAGCCGATCTCCGTGTATTGGAACTCGCTAAAATGCGTCAGTTCGTCCCACAGCTGCACCTGGAACTCTTGCCCGGCGTACGCAAACGCGTCCTTGTCGTGCTGACAATGGTTGAACCAGACCGTCGCGCCGCTCGGGAATGTAAACGTCCGGTCGTTCCCATTGTAGCGAACGTCGGGGTACAGCGAGTGGTACAGCTTCGATGCCTTGTAGAGCAGGTCGCGAAGGTCGACGGTCTCGCGGCGCAGCACGAGGCAACGGAACTCCGGATGCGATACCCAGCGCAAGGGCATCGCGATGACTGCCGCGCTCTTACCTCCAGACGCAGCGCCGCCGTAGAGAATCTCGCTCGCCGTCGACGCGAGAAACTGCGTCTGCGGCCCCTCGTGCGGAGCCCACGCGACCACGCGCCCGCTCGGTAGGACGTCGCCCGTCTGCGGCTTGCCGCGGACACGCATCATTCGTCGTCCGGCTTCTCCGTGGGGAGGATGAGCACCGGCGTCACGACCTCCACCGGCCCCCCATCAGCCCCGGTGACTTCCTGCCGCGAGGTCGCCTTGTACCGGGCGGGGTTGAGCCGCTCGAGGTGCCACGCGACGGCTTTCCAGTCCCGCGTTTCCTCGCCCATGTCCCTGATCCGAGCGAGCATCCCGTGCTCGCCTTCCGCCCGCGCGCGCGCGCAACGCTCCGCAAACTTTGCGTAGTCTGCCCCATCGTGCCCCACCTCGCCCTTCTCGCCACGCTGGATCCACTCGTGGACCGTGGACGCCCCGACGCCTGCCTTTTCGGCCGCATGTTCGAGGAAAGCGCCATCGGAAAGGAGCACACAGATGGTGGTTGCGACCTCTTCGGTAAGCTTACTTGGGCGTCCCATGAACTATGACCTTTTTGCGTAGTATGCTACTTTTTGCGTACCGTGTCGATTTCTCTTGACACGTTTTCGGCCCCGGGCGATCTGGGTCTCGCGCGTGCGCGGTTCCTGGTGGCGCGCTGCCTGCGGTCCTGAGCCGCCACCGAACCGGCCGGTCGTGAGCGGTCCGCGCGCGAGGAGCAGACAGCGAATGCGGTCCGGGATGGATCCGGGGCGGGTCTCTGCAGTCTGCGATACGCGCGTGCGGACCAGTATCCACTCACCGCCGGGGGGCAGGCCTGGCGGGTCGGTGGACGGCACCAGCAGCGGACGCGTGCGGATCCTGACCAACATTCCCCCGGGCGGGAGACGCGGGCGGCGAAACTTCGGGATGGGTGCGCCGACTCCGAACGCGAGCATCTCAGATCCTCATCGGCATGACGACCGCGAGGCAGTCCCCGCCCTGCTGCGCCGCGGGGCGCACGGTGAGTGGAGAGAGCTCGTCGCCGAGTCCGAGGACCACGTCGTCCCCGGTGCACGCGGTGAGAGCGTCGCCGATGTAGCGCGCGCTCAGGCCGATCGTGAGCTCGGGGCCGGCGTAGTCACACGGCACCTCATCGCAGCCGTCGCCTCGGTCGGGGCTCTCGCTGCGGACCGCGAGCACGCCGTTGGTGAGCCGGAGCACGACGCCGCCTTTCGCCTCGGAGGACGCGATCGACACGGCCTTGACGGCTTCGAGGAGCGCCGAGCGCGCGACGGTGACGTTGTGCCGCGACGACGACGGGATGACCTGCCGGTACTGCGGAAACACGGCCTCCACGAGGCGAGCGCCGAGCGTGGTGGCGCCGACCGAGAAAAACGCGGTGCGCCCGGTGATCGTCAGCCCGACGTCACCCGCGCCATCTGCCAATTTGCGGAGCTCCCCGACCGCTCGGAGCGAGATGAGCATGGTGCCCGCCAGCGCCATGCCGGGCACGTCGGCCTCCGCTTTCGCGAGCCGGTGGCCGTCGGTGGATACCGCGGTAACGCGACCCTTGCCCCACTCGACGAACAGGCTGTTCAGGTTCGGCCTCGTGTCGTCCTGAGCAATCGCGTACGCGGTCGACGCGAGCAGCGCGGACAGCGCGCCTCCAGCGATCGTCATCGGCTCGCCGTCGGGTCGCGGCATGTCCGGGAACTCGGCGCCGGGCACTCCGGACATCGTGAACCGTCGTGCGCTGCCCGCTGCTTTGATCGCCACGCTGCCGCCGTCGCTCGTGACGGTGACCGGGCCGTCGGGCATGAACTTGACGCGCTCCAGGAGGTCGCGCGCATGGACCGCGACCATGCCCGGGCGGCGCACCTCGCACGGCGCGACGCTGCTCACCGAGAGTGTGAGGTCCGTGGCTCGCGCGTGGAGCGCGCCATCCTTCGCGTCGAGCAGCACACACGCGAGCGCGGGCATGGTGCCGCGCGGGTTGGCGACACCTGACGAGGTGGCCACGAGTTTCAACAGGTCACGTTTCGCGATCATCAGGTCGGTCATTTTGATTGCTCCTCCAGCCATTCCCCGTACTCACGCCACACGTCGCCAATCTCCCCGAGGCCCCAATCGTGCGACGCCACGAACGAGCCCGCGCGGAACGTCAGCACGAGCCGGCGAGCGTGCAGGTCCCACGACACGGTCCCGCCAGTGCGCGCCTTCCACCCCGCCCGCGCCTCCGCGATCTCCCGCTCGGTCTCGAGCCCCGCCTCGATGGCCGTGGCGAGGTTGCGGAGGGGGCGGAGATGGTCTCGGCGCTCGCCCGCGCCGCCGTTTATGACGGCTCGCACGGTGTCGCCGGACTTCAGTTCGAACCCAAGCTCGTCGTTGGGCACCCGCCTGCCGTTGACGTACACGGCGACGGTTGGCGTCGGCAGCCTGATCCCGTATTCCCGCTCCACCTCCTCCGTGTTCATGCTCCGCACGGTCGGATCGGTTCCGACGATCGGGGTGATCGGCTGCCTGACCGCTGCCCGCTTCAAATCCTCGTAGTACCCGGGCCGCGTCGTCGGATCCTGCCACCGCAAGACCCCATCGGCTCCCTGCGCGAGGGTCTGCCCCGCCTTGCCGCGGCTCTCGCTGAACGCGGGCCCTGGCTCCGCCTCCTCCCACTCCAGCGGGGCACTGGGGGCGAAGCGCAGCGGTCGCCCGTTGGCCTCGGCGGCCACTGCGGCCGGCACCGGCTCCGTCGTTCCGTCAGCGCGCCGCAAAACCCATTGCCCGCGCAGACCGCGCGCCTCGTCCCACTCCGCGCCGACGAACGGCGACAGGGCCCGCTGTTCCTGTCGTGGCACTCGGGGGTCGTCGCCGAGCGGGAGCGTTGACACGATGCCCTTGATGTGGGCCGGCGGACTGCCGGTGACGACAACGGATCTCGCCTTCCGCACGCCGGTCCCGTGGCAGTCGGGGCAGTCTCGGCGCGCGTACAGGCACACGTCGTGACGAGCGCCAGGTGTCAGAACCACGATCTCTCCGAATTCTCGCCACGGGATTGTGTCGTACGTCTTCCCATCCACCACACACCCGCACCGATTCGATTCCGTCATTGCGCTCTCCTCTCGTTGTACGTCCTCGCGGCCTCGATCAGGCTCCGTGATGCTTCTCCTGGGTTCGTCGTGCCCGTGATCCTGACGCTGCCGACGCGGCACCCGTCGACAATGATCGTCAAGGTTCCGGCCCACGGCAGCGCGCCGCATGTCGTGATTGCCTCCGCGGCGTTGAGGCAGCCAAAGCGCTGCTGCAGTCGGCGTTTCGTCATTCGACCCTCCCAACGAAGGGAGCCAAGTACGGCTCGCGCCCAACCCGCCACTTCTCCAAACTCTCGCCGCGCAGCACGCTCACACCGAGCGGCATCGTCGACCACGGCACCGCGTACGCCGCGATCGTACCGTGCAGCACGAGCAGTAGGGGCAGCCCCCCGGCCCGTTGCACCGTGTCCAGGTAGGCCCGTTGGTGCTCCTCCACGCGCGCGATCGACAGCGCGCACGGCAGCGGCTTGCGGGTTCGTTTCGACAGTTCGACGGCGCACCGCTTCACTTCGACCGCGACGAACTGACCGCCTGCGAGCACGCCGACGTAGTCGCATATCGCGCGCTGCTCGAAGAACCCCGAGAGGACCTTGACCCCGTTCGACCGCGTCACCTTGACCGCAGTGGGGACCTTCGTGAGCCACGCGACGCCGGCCCGCGCACATGCCGCGTTGAGTGACTCGGCCATGTCCTCGCCTGCGAGGCCGCTCTTCGCGCGCTTCGATTGCGCGATTGCGACCGCCCTCATCGGTCCGCCCCCGTGATCCAATCCTCCGCCGGCTTCTCGTCCGTCGCGCGCTGCAATTCCTCGTCGATGATGCCCACGGCAATTCGGTACGCCGACGCACACGCCGCGGCGCCGTAGCCCACGAGCAGGTCACCGTGTTTGTGCATCGCCGCGCTCGTCGCGTTCATCTCCGCGCGCCCGACCAGCGCCGCGCGGATCCGTCGCATCCGATCCATGCTCCGTTCGATCGCCCCCGCGGCGACCCTGCGGTACGCGTCGCGCTCGCGTTGCGCCTTGGCTAGCTCGCGCTCCTGGGCCGCGAGGTGGGTGCGTTGCTCATCGCAAATCGCCTGAGCCATCTCCTCTAGCCGCTGCCGCTGTGATCTGTCGGCTGGTCCAGCGAGGAAGCGGTCGACGTGCTCGGCGGGGGTCACGGTTTCGCCTCCTGCTTTGCTGACAGCGCCGCGCGAAACTCGGCGATCTTTTCCGCGTCACCGTGCTTTTCGAAAAAGCTACCCTTGTACTGCGCCGCGTAGGCGTATTCCTCGATGACGTCGCCAAGCGCTTCCTCCAGCTTCGACACGCGCGCTTTGAGCGCTTCGCAAGCCTCGCAGGTCACGGTTCCACCTCGGGCTCGTACAGCGCGCGGAGCGCCTTGGCTGCGGCGTCAAACCGCTCACTCGCCTCGTTGAGTGCCGCGGTCTCCCACGGCAACGCGCCCACTGGATCGCCGGGCTCTCGGTAGCGCATGTCGAAGCACGCGTTCCGGACAGCGATCATTTCCGTCCACGCTGCGGCGAGCTCCCTACGGGCCGCGGCCTTCGCCTCCGGAGACGCTGGCGCCTTGGCCTTGGCTCGCCAATCGTTCACAACCTCTTCGAGACGCTCTGGCCCGTAGTCGCCTGACCGGAGCCACTCCGCGGCGTACCAAACGTCATGCATCTCCGCTTTGATCTCCGGGAGGCGCTCGTACCCGCGGATCGCCTGCTCGGTCCGGTCGGCCGCGTCCTTGAATCCTCGCTCCCGGAGATAGGCGCCCATCTCCCGCACTGTGTCCAGGTTCGGTGGATCCTGAAAACACAGGTAGTCGAAACTTCCTCCGCTCATCCCATCACCTCCCGGTGCTCCCGAATCCACCCGCCCCGCGTTCCGTCTCCGTCAGCTCGTCGACCTCCGCCAGCGTCGCCCGCACGACGGGGGCGATCACGAGCTGGGCGATGCGGTCGCCCCGATTGATCTCCACGGGGCGGTCCCCATGGTTGACCAGCATCGCCACAATCTCTCCACGGTAGTCGCTGTCGATTGTCCCGACGCCGTGAACAATGGACAATCCGCGCTTTGCGAGCCCGCTCCTTCCGCGTACCTGCCCCTCATGTCCGGGCGGGATCTCGACGGCGACGCCGCAGCCAATCCCGATGCGCTCGCGAGGATCCAGGATCGCAGCGGCGTCGCTGCCGATGGCGCATCCGAGCGATGCCGCGTACAGGTCGATCCCCGCCGCACCATCCGTAGCGTACGACGGGATTGGCAGGTCGAGCGCGTGTTGCAGGCGTTTGATTCGGACGTTCACGGCAATGCCTCCGCGCGCCTTCGCGCCAGGTACCTAACGTTTGCTGTCCGCGTGCGCTCGGCATATTCCGGGTCGCTCGCCATCCTGCGCGCTTTGTATTCACGCCAGTAGGCGCGCTTCTTTTCGCGAGCCTTCTCATCGACAGGTTCATGGTGTCGTATTGTAATATCGCCATTGAGGAAGGCAATGCGGCGCTTCAGTTTTCGCAACGCAACTTCTTCCAATTGCTGCACGCGGTTCTGTCCTACGCCGAGTTCTTCGGCGACCTCGGCTTGCGTCCACCCGCCATCCTCGGCGATATCCAACACGCACGAGCGCGGGCCGCCCGTGTGGTAGCGGCATCCGAGCGCCGGGCAGGGGCGTGGAAGGTCGGCGCAGCCGGCTCGCGTTGCGGGTGTTGGCTGGATTACGTGGAGGTGGGTCATCGTTGCCCCCTCGGCTCACTGTTCGGCAACGAGTCCCCCGGCTCCGGGTTGTAAAATCGCGTGGTCGGCCCGTCCCACCGGATCGGCATCGACCCAGTAGGGCCATTGCGTTGTTTCGCAACGATGAGCTCCACGATGTCACGGCGCGAGGCTCCGTCGTGGTGGAGGAAAAGAATCGTGTCCGACTCGTGCCAGATCGCCTTGCTCTCTCGCAGGTCGTGCGGGCCTGGCCGCTTGTCCGGTCGATCTCGGTCGACGTTGATCTGCGAGAGCGCAAGCACCGGGACGCCGAGCGCTTTTGCCGTCGCCTTCAGGTGCCGCGCCATGTACGCCACTTCGAGCTCGCGCGTGCTGTTCTTGCTCGTCGGCGCCGTCATGAGTTGGAGGTAGTCGACAACGATGAGACCGAGCTTGACGCCGCGTGTGGCCATTCTCCTCTGCGTGCGCTTCGCCCCGGCCCGAACCTCGTGACAGGCAATCGCCGGGGTGTCGTCGAAATCGACCGGAAGCTGTGAAAGCCACTGCGCCGCCTCGGTGATCTGTGCCCAATCCGCCGGGAGGAGAGCGCCACGTCGAACGCTCGACAACGGTACCCGCGACTCCGCGCACACGATGCGCGTGGCGATCTGGTCGCGCGGCATTTCGATCGAGAAGAACAAGACGCCGTCGCCAGCAGATGCGACGCCCACTGCGATGGCGGTCGCGAGCGACGTCTTGCCCATCCCAGAGCGCGCGCCGAGTACCCAGAGATCGCCCGGCATCATCCCCGCGGTCATCTCGTCGAGCGCGCCGAATCCTGTTTGCGTGCCGAGCGCCGCCGTGCCGTTGCAGACCGATTGGATCTTGGTGAACGTCTCGCGAATCGTGGCATCCATCGACGTACCGGCCCGCTTGTGCGGCTGGTTCTGCGCGATCTCGGCAAACGACGCCTCGGCGCGGTCGAGCACCTCTTGCGGATTCGCGACGTGCCCACGACAGAACGCCGCGACGCGATCGGCTTTCGCCGCGGCTTCGCGGAGGCGCCATGCGTCGAACACGAGCTTCGCGTGGTCCTCCACGTTGGCGACACTCGGCGAGCCATCCACCACGCGCATGACGTCCGGCATCCGGATCGGCTTGTCGGGATTCGGCGCCTTCCCTTCGGCGATCTCTTTCGCCGTGAGCGGCTCGGGGGCGCGCATTCGCTGAACGACCGTGACCACATCGACGGCTTTCCCCTCGTCCACGAGCGCGCCGACGTGACGGAACATCTCGCTGTGCAGCGCGAGGAAGAAATGCTCCGGGCGGAGGTACCCGGACACTAGCTCGTAGGTGCCAGGTTGCAGCACGCACGCGGAGACGACGGCGGCCTCCGCGTCGAGCGCGTGGGCCGGGAGCGATTCGGAAACCGGCGGGCGAAACGGAACGACGTTGGACGCTTGGGCCATGGTCACCTATCGGGCGTGGGGGCGTGGGGCGGGCGGGGCTCCGGGCGGCGGAGGCGTGAGAGCGAGCTGGATGATCCCGGCGATCTTCGCCGCGGCATCCGGGTCGACCTTTCGGCCGTCGGGGATGTACTCGGGGTATTGAGGCCCGGGGTCCGGCCGAGGGCGGGCGGGCGGGTCGTCCCGCGGGGCAGCAAGGAGGGCGATGAACCGCTCCACGTGGGGCGTGTCGCGGCAGATCAGTTCGATGTCCTTGTGCCCGCCGTCGACGTGCCACTTCGAAGACGCGCACCCGTCGACGGCGCGCTTCAGGTCTTCGACGGACCACCCCTCGGCGAGCCGAGCCCGAACCTTGCCCTTCCGGTTCCGGTCGAACTTCGGCTTTCTGGTTGGGTAGAGCTTCGAGGCCCAGTGCTCGAGTACCTCCGCGACGCTCTGCGCGCCTGTGGCGGGCGTTTCGTCGTCGGGGGGCGCATGGGGTAGCGGCGATGGCTCGGCAAGCCCTTCCTGGCTTGCCTGGGGTGGCTCGATGGGCTCCTCGGAGAACGCACACGACCCGTCAGGGTCGGAAGGCTCGGACGGAGCCTCGTCGACGTATTTCTGTTCTTGTCTTGGATCGTCTTGTCTCGGATCGGATCGGTTAAGAGTGACCTGTTGTGACTCTTCCGGACGCACCTGGACACCGCGTGACAGCTCGTGACCGGGTTGGACGCTTTCGGGTGACGTGGACGGATTTTCGCCAGCCCTGATCGCCCCCATACTGGCCGCTCGGATCTTGTCGCGCGCCCGCTCCCTCTCGGCCCGCTTCCTCGCCTTGTCCGTGATTAGGCATTCCTGGGCTTCCAGGAACTTCGGGAGCACGAGCACGTTCCCGCGGAACACGACGGTCCCGTCTTCGATCAGTTCGTCCAGCGCCGACGCGGCGCGCGCGACGTCAGGGCACCTCACGAGAGCGGCCAGCGCGTTGGCTCTGTTGCGAGACGGGAGCGGCAGCAAACCGGCGCGGTCGACCCGCTTCATGAGCTCGTGTAGGAGTGCCCTTGCGTCCCAGCTCCGCATGGCTTGTTGCGCCGTCTCCCGCGTGTAGAGACGGACGTATCGCTCGTCCTCGTACCGGAGGCCCTGTTGGTCGTTGTCGCGGGTCATTCCGCGTCCTCGTCGGCATCGTCCGAAAGCGCATCGGCGACGTGCTGCTCCACGAGGTGGACGGCGCGTCGCTTGGCCTGCGTCAAGACGTCCAACGCTTCGCTCGCGCAACGCCCCGCGTCCGCGTAAATCTCAGCCCCGGTGAACCGGACCACGATCCAGCCATCGGAGGCGAGCGCACGGTCACGCGACTTGTCTCTGGCCGCCTGTTCCTTCGTGCGTTCGTGGAACGCGTGCCCGTCACACTCGATGGCCACCTTCGTTTCCGTGCGGACGCCTGGCTTCCACCAAGTCGAATCCCACAAGAGGGCGAAGTCGAGATGGTACGCGAGCCCGCCCACGATTACCCTGGCGTCGTGCGTCAGGTAACATCCCTTGTTGGTTAGCGACTTGAACGTTGCCGATTGGCCGTCGGCAGAGTCCCAGATGAAGCCCTCTCGCATGAAGGCCTGCAAAAGGCTTTTTTCGATCGGCGATCGAACGCGTCCCAGCGCTTCCGGGCCATGCACCATCACGGCCTTCAGTGCATCCGAGATTACCTCGCCGATCCGCGTAACCATGCTGCCTCCCAGGTTGACTCGAAGGCTTTTGGCGCTATCAGTCTCATGCTCTCACTCCTTCCCGGGCCAACCACCCTGCCGGTCCCGCAACGCGCTCAAGGCTCGACCTCCAGAACTTCCACACCCGCCTTCCGCGCCTGCCGAACCATGTCCGCGGTCCCGGGGCCGCCGGGAAAGGCCACGACGAGATCGGGGCGGCCCGCGCGGAGCATCTTCGTGTTCCGAAGCGGGCCGGCTTTTCGGCCATCGCGTTGCCATTCGGCGTGGACTGTCACCGCCTCGACATCGCGCCGCCCGGCCCACGCGAGCGCGAGGACATCGGCACCTTTTGCGCCGCCCTCGATGATTGTTCCGATCGGGCTCTTCGCGTGCAGCTCGTCGAGCACCGCGAACACGCGCGCCCGGTCGGCGTAGTCCCGCCCGCCGCATACGAGCACGCGCCTCAAGTGTCACCTCCCAGCTTCGCCAAAAACTCCCGCTCATCCCGCCACGAGTGAACGAACCGCGACCGCAACAGAATCGTGGGCAACTTCCCGTCCTCCAGGTCCCCTCCGTAGACCGGGAACGCGTCGACCCGCATCCCCTGCCCGACCGCGAACGCCGCCTCGAACAGGTGCCCGCACCTCCCGTTGTTCTGCCACATCACGACGAGCCGATCGGCGCTCGCGATCTCGAGGAGGCACAGATCAGCGATGGCGCGCTCCTGGTCGCGCGTGAGGTGTCGCTCGTCCTCGATCGTGCTCGAGGGCCGCGTGTGCCAGGTGGACGCGATGGTGTGGCCGCGATGCGTGAGCGTGCGGGCGAGGCCCTGCGCGCGGAGAATCGAATTCAGGGGGCAGGCGACGTAGATTTTCATTGCGCCGCGTCCTCGTGTTGAGCGTCGAAAAGGCTCGTCTGCACGGACAGCGACGCCGCGGCGCGATGGTTTGCGACGTTCTGCTTGTAGTAGGAGCCCTTGAGCTCCACGGACACGCTACGCCGGCCTTCCTGCAACGCGACGTATCCCTCCGACCCGATGCCGCCGAATGGCGAGAGGACGACGTCGCCAGGGTTC